CTATTTATTAATATGTTTTAAGTGTTTACTTACAGCTTGATCACCTTTTACAATTTTACGATTATACTTTTTAGTCAAATTACTATCACTGTAGAGTTGAATTTCTGTTTTTGCTTGAATGATATAGTATCCGTCAACGCTGCCGGGATATAAAGGAATTTCATCGTATTTACTATTAGAAGTTGAAAGTCTGAAAAGTACTTTTGCATAACTATTTTTCTCGTTGTCGTATGCAAAGTATAGTTTTTTTCCTTTAAATTCCGTTTCATGTACGTTTGTTTTCACGCCGTTCCCTCCCGATTCTTTTTTACCTGTCACGCCTTCCAAAACTGCTGTACCAATTTTGTTATACATCCCTGCTTTATGAATTGCGGCGGCATCTTCTTTTCTATCAACAAAACAGATTTCTAATAGAATAGCTGTCCCTTTTGTCGAATTCAAGAAACGTAAATCTTTCGTTGCTTTTGCACCGCGATTAGGTAATCCTAAAGTTTTTGCCATCTTAGTACTTACCTCTGTAGCTAATTTTCTACCTTTTTCGTCACCCGTAAAGTACCAAACCTCAACACCCGTTCCTTTGCCAGCGTTCAAATGCACGCTTATTTCTACGTCGGCAGGCTCGGAATTATGCCAGTTGACTATTTTCGATAAGTTTGCGTTTTGTGTAGTACTTGTACGGTCAATCAATGTGCGAACGCTATGACCTGCGTTTTTAAATGCGCTACTTATCGCGTTTAACACTTTTTCAGCTTCTTTAATTTCACTTAAGATATCCTCAGCACCTACACATTTATCTGAGTGACCTCTCGAGATATTAGTTTTCATCATTCTTCATCCTTTCCATTTTTATTTGAAATCGAATTACTCATTTTGTGTAATAGGTCTGTTAGTATAGGCACTTTTACGCCTACTTCTTCTAAATTCTCAACAACAGACAGGCATTCCATAATTATCATTGCAACCGTAAAAATCAAGGCTATGTGTAACTGACCATCCGCTAAATAAACGCTCACAGCATCAACTGTAGCGGCTACCGTGACGGCGATGATTATACCTAGTTTTTTCATTAAACCTACATAATTTAAAGATGACTTAAAGCTCATTTTTGACTTAGAACTAAAAGCTTTCATATAGCCTGTGATTAGGTCTAAAACAATCATGAACAAAAGAAAATGAATCACTTGCTTTCCCTCCCCAAATAGAAAATCCACTGCTGGCTTTACTAGCTCTAATGTGTTGACGTCCATCCCCGCGCTCCCTCTTCCCAAGTTTTATTGTATAATTTCTGTAGCTTGTTCACTTGTTATCTTTTTCAATGTAACAAATCGCCTAACATCTTCCTCTGAATAATACCCATTAGTATAATAATCCTTAATTTTTTCGTACCAGTTTATCAATTAAATAGCCCCCTTTTCTGCTAGTAACATCATTAAATCCGCCCCATTTTGATTCGCCATCTCTGCTTTCACTTCGACCTCGGCAATATACATGGTCAACTCCGCATTTTCTTTTTTTAGTTTTTCGATGGTATGGTCTTCTTCAATATCCAACTCAGTTTCTGTATATCTCTCATTGAATTGCACGTGACCAGATTCCAATTTGTATTTTTGGGGCCTGAAATTTTCCAGACTTTCCACGTCTACCTTATTCGTTTCAAATGCTCCATCTATCGAACCATCTGTTGCATAAGCAATAATCTCATTTCTTTCATTCAATTTTAAAAACATACTATTGTCCCCCATTTTAAAGATAGTTAGAACCCTCAATTTTAAGAATAGTAAACTCGCTTGTTCCAGCGGTAGGCGTTGTCACTGCATCACTTTGTTTGATAGAGATATCTCGAACAATAGTAAAATAAGTTTTAGATGTAAAATCTAAGCCAGCTTCATAAATCCAAAAAGATTTAGATGTGCCAGTGTCCGCTAAATTAGTTGCAGATAGAGTAATAGAAGACTGATTGATAAATGTCAACACTCTCCCACTAATTCCACCTCCGCTAACAGTGACTCTAATATATTTAAAACCTTCAATACTTCTTGATAGATTATACCTAGTAGAGCCTGGTCCTGCGGCGGCACCCTCCCAAAGCGTCACTGGGGCAATTGCGGAAATCGCGGCTTGTTTTGCAGCTTCCAGCAAGGCTTCAAGTCCAACAACCGCCTCCGTGTGTGTTTCTGGGTAAAACGCTTCGATTGACCCGTCAGTTAATTTTTCTGACATTCTGACTATTTTTGTCATATTATTAAATCTCCTTTATAATCTCTAATTTTAGTTGCGTTTGCTTTGAAATAGCCGCATCTATAAGTTCGGATGCCCTGTTTTCTGATATTCCTGCTGTTTCAGCTAGACCATCGAGTTTACTTTTATCCTCAGCACTTAAAAAGCCGCTCCTCACAGGAGTGGCTTCATCATGGGAATGCAGGTCTTTCGCTGCACCTATGTCAGTGGGAGTTATCTTTACAGAGCCTGTTTTACCATTTACGCTCGAAACTCCCGTCGGCATGTATCCGGAAACATATTCGGAGAGCCCTACAACTCCCTGCGCGTGTGTTTCTGGATAAAATTGCTCTTGAGACCCGTCTAAGTTGGAGCTCATCATTTTACTAATTTTAGTCATGATTTTGTCACCCCAATTCGGCTATAACTGTATCTTTCGCCCAGGCCCATGCTCGCGAAAATCAGACCATCTAGAGCTGGACTATACGTGACCTCTTTTAATTTTTCGAGTTGGATAGATGTTTGAATCCCCTCGCTACTAACATTAAGCAGACAGGCTGTTTGGGTATCAGAAACTTGCTTTAAGTTAAGAACACCTAAATCCTGCACATCCATATTTAATATTTCTTGAATTTTAAAATGATTTGTACTCTTATTTTTAGCCTTTTTCGCATCTGAATTTAACCTACCTATTAAAACAGAATGAACCAGACCTTCTAAGTCTTGTCTAGCATCTACTATCTCGCTAGGTTGCTCTATACCCCCAATTAAATTGTCGAGTCTCGAATTTATCTGTTGTTTATTCGCTTCAATCGTTGATAGGGTACTGCTACTCTCTTCTTTTGCGTCCATTGCTAAAATACTTATTAAGTCTATTCCTCGAGCAATAGACTCTCGAACATCGATACCATACATTTTTTCACGAACATAGGTAGAATATTTACGCATCTCCTGGGGTACACGACTTAAATTATAGTCGGGAATAACAGGAGAAACAGGTTCAGAATCCCTATAATTACTCATTTATTTTATTGTCCCCCCTTCCAAAGCCAGCAGGCGAGCTTCTATTTGCGCGTTTATAAGAGTCTGTTTTGAGGTTTCGGCTAATAACGCGTTTCTTACAATTTCTAGTGACGTCACCGTTGCATAATTGACCTCTATATTTTGTAAAGAGTCTTGAATTAGTTGTAAACGATTTGCTATATCAGTTAAATTAGCATCCTCCAAATCTTTCTGAACGGCGCTTAAGCTCTCACTAACAGATAAAATGTCATCATTTAATCTTGTGACTTTTGCTTTTTGAGACATGACACTGCCTTTCACCTGAGATAATTCGGCTTTCATCTTTTTAGAATCAACTTGATATTGAGATAAAGTTTTTTGCTTTTCTCCAAAGACCAGCGACGAGCTCGAGGGATTTAATAAATCTAAGTCTTTCTCTAAGACGAGCAAAGGCTCTTCTACGGATATTAGAGGATTAACTATAATGTAGCTATTTCCTACCTCGAAGCCTTCCAGCTTGTAGCCTGCCATAGATAAATCAAGAGCCGAGACATTCCAAACCTCTGTAGCTACAGAGGTTTGGTTTTTCACGTAAGCTTTTCCCTTCTCAAGTAAGTCCGATGACCCTGCGGCCTCATCCCATATAACAGACTCTTCTATGATACCGAATTCTCTTTGTAATGGGATGTTATCAAGGTAGTCAAGCCCCCCGTTGATGTTCGTGATAGTTAATCTCTTAGAAACCTCACTATCCGAAGTTTCGAGTGCCTCACCAAGAGGAACCACGCGCGTAACAATATTGGTGGTATCAATTTCACGTGTCACGCTCTTAAGATTTTTTTTGATTTCTATTTTTGTATTGCTTACTACTCCAGGAACATCCACATAATCAAGATACGTGCCGCTCTCTTCCTCGCGCAATACCAAGTAGCCGCCCTCTTTATCTAACAAGTCTCGTATCGTGTCATAGGTTTTGTCGTACCCTATCCATCTATGTTTAGTCCCTGTAGTATTTTTTGCGTTGATTCGCCCTACCTTAAATCTTTTATGAGACTCCACAAATTTGTTGTGATTCTCAATTACTTTGGTAAAGTAAGCTTCAATATTCGTATTTTTCATCTCTAAAAAGCGTTGAGTAGAATCGTATAGGTATGCAAGTATAGACTCACAAATATATTCCTGCGTGAAGCTCCCATCAGATGACATCGAATGCGTGGGCTTCAATACCCTTCCGCTAAATACGATTTTGCCTGTTTTCTCTAAAATAATCGCCACCAAAGAGACCAGTGGTTTAACTTTACCAAAACCAGGGTTTTTTAAATTTAGACTGAAACTAAACTCATCTATCCCTTTAAGCTTAGTTTTTAATTTAGCGCTATTTAACTTAGTCCCTCTTGCAAAAGGGGAATGTATAGTTAACCCTTCTTTATCTTCGAAATCTTCGAAAAGCTTAACTACGTACATCTATCCCAATACCTCCTTCACGAATTCAAACTTAACAGTACCAGAACCCCTGACACTCAATACCGATTTTCCAACATCAATTCGAAAACTATCATCTTGTGTAGTACCTGCATTAAAACTATATTCTTTATTTCCCTTTTTTATCAAAAGGGGTTTTGAAGCTATTACTTTTAATGTAGCACTGACCGAACCTGTATTAAATAAAACAACGTCTGTACTATCTTCAACTTTATAAAAAGTTTTTTGAAACATATCTAGATTGAAATTCACAGTATCCCAAACGTCGTCCCATTCCTGCTTTTCGCTAATCATAAATGGGTAACAGTCAAAAGTGATAACTGCTTTTAAATTTTTGTAAGTCTCGTCGTCCTCTATCACTACAGACGAGCACTTACCTAGCCAGTAAAAACCTATATCGTGCGAATCTCTCAGCGCTGAATTCCCTAGCCCCATCAGTTTCTGTTTGAGTTTTATTTCTGCTATTTTTCGCTCTCGATACGGAACGTTAAACAATTGAAACTCATAACTAATAAGTCTATTTTGAAACACTCTCTCGCCCAGCATTGAAGAAAAGTCATAGACCCCCTGCATGAAAGGGACATCGTCTATGACTTCTTTTTCGGCGGGGGTAGGAGCATCTCTTGTTATAAGGTATAAGCCTTCATCTCGTGAGTTAAAATTTCCGAACTCGATTCTTTCCGAGATTCCACGTGTAGAGGAGAGTCCAGACTCTTCTACAGCATCTAGACCTTGAAACTCGTACATACTACCCCAGCCTTTCTGATACAGAAGTATTGTTTCCTAAATATCTATCGTACTTGTCGCCAGTTGCCCCAACGAGCTCACCTGTGTCAAGTACGATAACATCTTGTTTACCTGCGATTTGTTTCAACGCCGTAAGAATAGAATTCTCATTCATATTCACCTCGTGGGTTACCGTGCTGTCAATATTAGCTAAGTTTTTACTCGCACTAGTAAAGCTTTTATCAAAGTCAATCTCAGGGGTTGATAACTGAGGCTTAAATGCGTCAGTCACCCTAACAGATAAATCCTTTGCGACTTTAATGGTGTCTTTAACCCCCCGAAGCATGCCTTCCGAGATGCCCGCAGGAATAAATTTACCTACCTCATCTCTCATTACTCTGGACGGGGAATGGATTTTCAGCGCTTTTTTAATTGCGGTAACCATCGAATTCCCTATCGCTGTCGCTGATTTATCTAGAGCGGCTTTTTGGCTATTTAATCCTTTCACTAGACCTTTAGCCGCATCTATTCCTGCTTTGTACATCGAGCTAGCTGCTGTGTTGCCCATAACATTAGCGGCTGTATTAATTTGCTTCTGCGTAGAATTGATACTCTTAATCGTTTTAGAGTCCGCTTCTGCTAAAGCTCTCGCATAATTGGAACCTTGCTCGACGCCCGCGTTAAGGATGTCTTCAATAATATCTTTACTTACGCCCCTAGAGCGCAACTTTTTAATATTATTATTAAAATCTTTGATTGCTTGTAATCGCCGTTTTAGATAATCATCTATAGAGGAACCATCTGTACTATAATTACTTGTCGCGCCCGTAACAGAAGCATAATCTGTCATCTTTTTGGCAATATCACTGGCATACTTCTGACTTTCTTTTAGGAGGTTCTCTAATTTCTTATTAGCATTTTTAATTTGAGTATTTAAACTGTCGCGTTTTTTTGCAATGCCGATGAGTTGAGAGGTTTGCTTGTTAAGGAAAGTCTGAATACCTGCAAGCCTTTTTGCCTGCTTCACTTCGCCTTTATTCTTCGAAGATAGCCCCTCGTCAATAGCATTTGTTACCGCTTTTGCTAGAGATATAGCGGCATTTTTAGCTTGTTTCGCATTTCCTAGAATACCAACAGCAATACCCGCAGGAATAAATTTACCAATTTGGTCTCTCATTAAACGGGAAGGAGAGTGGATGCCAAAAAAGTCTTTAAGTGAATCAAGTACGCCTTTGCCAAATCCTTGGATTTTAGACTGAATCCACCCAGCCATATCAGATATACCGTTCCATAACCCTTCGATTAAATCAGAACCAACCTGGGCAATATCGCTAAATCCATCTTTTATGCCATCAACTGCGTTCTTTCCTAACTCAAGAGCCTTGCCGGCCAACTCTGCATTTTTACTTACAACCCCTTGGATTAGTTCCGCAACAAGTTTAGCCCCTTTGTCCAGCATATCTTTTCCAAATGAACCTAATTTATCGAGTAAGTCTCCGAGAAGTTTCCCCCCTGCGCCTAAGAGTTTTCCTAGCATTTGAAGCAGTCCATCAATCAAAGCCATAACCAGCTTAACCCCCGCTTCTAAGATTGCGGGTGCATTTTTAATTAATGCGTCTATTAAGGCAAAAACAAGAGTTAGGGCAGCCTCTACCAGTTGAGGCAAGACTTGAATCAACCCCTCAATTAATGCCATAATAAGCTGCACTCCTGCCTCTATAATTTGAGGTAGATTTTCGATTAAAGCGGTTATTATAGCTAAAATCAAAGTAATACTAGCCTCAATTAGCGCTGGAAGTATCATAATTATTCCCTCAATCAAAGCCATAACTAGTTGTATTCCGGCATCAATGATGAGAACGATGTTGTCGATGATAGCCTGAATTAACGCCATAATAAGCATTATAGCAGCTTCAATTAGCATCGGTAGAACTTGAATCAACCCTTCAATTAATGCCATAAGTATTTGAATACCGGCCTCAATTAAAACCGGAAGCGCTACGATGATGGCGTTTAAAAGAGCCATAACTAGTTGTATTCCGGCCCCGAGCAGCAGAGGCAACATCTGGATAATAGCTTCTATTAAGGTAGTCAATATCTGTATTCCTACATTAATTAGCAGAGGCAGCGCCGCAATAAAAGCAGTCATAAGTGTTTCGATAATAGTAACAACCGCCTCAATAATGCCCGGCAATGCCTGAATTACACCATCAATCAAAGATGTTAATAATTTAGAACCTGCTTCGATAATGAGTGGCAAAACTGTACTTATGGTTTCCACGTATGCTGTCATTCCTGTTTGAATCGCTTCTGTAATGCCAGGCAATGCTTCGATAATGGCATTAATAAGCCCCGTCATCATTTTTGTACCTGCCTCGATAATACCAGGTAATGCGGTAGCTAAAACTCCTGTAAAGCTTTCAATAATTCCTGTAATGGCTGTCGTAATCCCAGGAATAGCAGCTGTAATCCCTTTTATTATGTTTAATATTATTTTAGTTCCTGCATCGATTAAACTAGGAAGATTTTCACTGAGAAAAGTAGAAACATTCGTGATAGTTGCAGACAAATCGTCAAAAACTTTTGTTATCCCATCCGCATTAAGCTCTCCCGTTTTTGCCCATGCTGTTAAAAAACTAATGATTAGTGAAATGCCTATGCCCAAAGGACCTGTAATCCCGAGAAGGGCCATTCCTACTTTGCTCAGCCCTCCAACCGCTAAGCCTGTTACCGCTCCAACTTTGCCAAAGCTGCCCCCTAATTTATCTAAAAGCCCACTTGCAGCGTTCAGAATCCCTCCTACTATAGGAGCAAGTATTTCGTAAAGCTTTGCAAAAAGGTCAGTTAGTACTTGAAGCCCAGTTACAAGGTAACCTCCTACGGCTTTACCAAGCGCCGCGAAAAAAGGAACTACTTTTTGTAAAGCGGCTCCTACAGTATTACCCACCATTTCCGAGAAAGCTTTAATACTAGGTAATATCTTTTTAAATAACTCTATCAAAAAGTTAAGCGCTACCCCTAAACCGCTCATGATAGCGGTTCCCACGGTTTTAAGAACGGACATGACCCCTTGCATAGAATCTCTAAATTTTTCGTTAGTTTTATACAAATACATAAAACCTGCTACTAGTCCCGCGATTACCGCAATGATAATCATAAATGGATTCGCTAACATAGTTGCGTATAAAGCTTTCATTGTCGAAGTGATTTGGACCAAAGAGGCTCTCAAGATACTCATCGATGCGCTAAGTCTAGTAACATAACTAGATACCAGCAACATAATGCCTAGGGTTCCAAACGTTACTCCTAACGTGATAATTAGGGGCATTAATTTCTGAACTATTCCCCTGAATGTTTCACTAGCTTTATAAGCTTGTGTAAATGCAACTATTAAAGCTCCTAGCGCAATCGCAAAGAGCATAACCGGATTTGCTGCTAAACTAGCCAGCGCCGTGCTGACCCCGGTTGCAAAAAGGGCTAACCATCGTTGAGCCGTCATAAGTGCGGACATTGCTAAAACAGTCAATATAATATCTTGTAAAAGAGGTGCAAAAGGTTTTAAAGCTTGTATAGTGCTACCTATGATTGACCCCATTTGACCAAGAGCAGTGACAAAACTTTCTACTCCTTTCTTCATAGCATCCGAAGCTGTAAACTCGGCAACCGACTTAAACGCATCTTTCAAACCTGTAAGCGCGCCAATGATTGGGCCTTTCAGAACTGTTACAATGTTGGCAAAAATCTTCACTGCGGCGGTCTGCAAGTTTGCCCAGCTGCCGGATATTGTGTCCCCGGCAGTTTTAGCAAGTCCGGCCATTGCCGCCGTGTGACCGGCCACCCCATCTGTGCCATTTTCGATTCCTTCCGTCAGCATCTCGATTGCCTTGTTAGACTCCAGTGCCCCTGAAGAGACCTCTTTCTTCATTTCAGTAACCGATTTTTTACTTTGATTGGCTAAAATTTTCCAAGCGGGCACCCCTGCATCTACTAAGCGGTTAATATCATCCGCATAGACAGTGCCCGCCGATTGCATAGAAGCTATTGCGTCGGTCATTTGGTCGATTGACTCAGTTCCGTTTCCGACACCGTAAGCAGCATCAGCTATCGCCTTGAAGGTGCTTTCTACCTTCCGGCCATCCATTCCCGCGGCTACCATTTTTTTAGCCCCGAGAGCAACCTGGTCCAGAGCGATAGGTGTCCCTTCAATCCCTTTTACCAGACCCTCCATTACCATTGTAGCCGTTTTAGCGTCACCAGTTAATACTTCTAGGGACTTCGTAGCCGTGTCGATTGTATCAACCCGCGTGATAGCTTTCCCAACTAAGTTCTTAGCCCCCGCCACCGCCGCAAAAGCTGTAACAAAACTCCCGGCCATTTTAATAACGCTCTTTTGCATACCCTGCATCTTATCCGCTGTATCCTCCACGGACCTGCCGGCTGCTTTTTCAAAGTTTTCAATAGCTGCAAGAGCTGCGGATACTGCTTTCTGATATTGGGAGGCGTCTGCGCTGAGTGTTGCTTCAACGCTGTAATTCTCAGACATGTTTTACCTCCTCCCTATATTTTTTTAAGTTCATCGCTATTTTTTGTAGTTTCTTTTTGTTCTTAATTTGAGGCTCAGGGTGTAAAATCTTACGTTGTTCTTCTTCAAAATTGAAAAAATCTTTAAATTCTTTATAAAAAGGCTTGCCCTTTTTGTTAGTAGCTCCAGCTTGATGATTGAGCCATGCCGAAAAATGCAGGTCTTTCATCCTGTCCAGGTCTTTCAATCGGTAAGCTTTTATTCTTAACTGATACTCTGATAAAGTCATATTCTCTATATCTCTTAGTTCCATATCAAAATAACGGAGCCCATCCAGTAAAATTCTTTGATACGTATCTTTAGAGGAAACTGCTCCTTTCTCAAATGTGTATCCTAGTGAAAGGAGCACCTCATCTTCATAAGTCTTTACTCGTTGTCGCTTTGCTCCGCTTGTGCTTTTTTGTATGCTGTCTTCGTCGCTTTGCTCGTTGCTAAAAAATCAAGCACCTTTTTAGATAAAGCTTCGATATCCTGTTCAAAAAGCCAATTTTCTAGCTCAATGTCGCCTAGCACTACGTTGGAAGTTGATTTAATAAAGTCAAATAGGACCACCGGGTTCTCATTTTGAGCACCTTGGATTACCTGGTTAACGCCTGCGCCAAATCCAAATTTAACGCCTTTTACTTCCATGCCAAACGTTTTATCTAACACACGTAATTGTTTAATACCTAAAATTAATTTGACCGCTTTTTCATTAATAGTTAATTCCATCTTTTTTCTCCTCCAAAATAGATAAAAGGCCCCTAGAAGGAGCCTTTCTCTTTAAATTATTTTATTATTACGCCCCTGGAACTTCTTCGGGCTCAGTGTATTTAGTGATGTCGCGGAACGCATATTGGATTTCTGACTCCTGGTCTTCTGTCAATGACACAAATCCAGCTACAGGTTTCCCGTCCACGTTCATCTCCGTGCTAATAGTTTCCAAATCCTCGACATTTGCCGGAACTTCCCAAGAGGCTAAATCTCCTCTTGCATATAAAGCCGGATACTTGCCTGATGGGTCTTTCTTTCCATCTAAGTCAATCTCCCATACCTCAAGCTTAGTGCCGTCAATAACCGAATTTTTTAGCATTAAATTAATCTCGTCTCGCGAGGACACTGCTTCAATGCTAATTGTTGTTTCTAGCCCCCCGCCCGAATTTACAGCACCATCTTTTGTTTGAGTACTGTTTGTATTTCGTGAATAGCTAAATGAATGCTCAGTTTGAAGCGCTAATTTAGCTGCCGCTCTTGTGTTCGCTTCTGATAGCAAGCGGAACATTAAAATTTTACTTTTACCTTGAATTGCTTCCATGCGAAGTACCTCCTAAATAAATTGAATTTCTAACTCTAAAATACCGTGATACAATAGGCTATTTGTGCTGTTATCTGGAATAGTTCTACCTGACAGGACCTTAATCCTTGTAGAAAAATTCTCTGTTTTTCTTATAGCCCTGGCTGTTGATTTTATTCTTAATTGCATATCTGTAATTTCTCTACGTTGTTTGTAAGTGCCCCACTGATGTAATGTGATTTGAGTTTTACCCATGAGGGCGGTCTTCGTTTCTCGGTCTTGTTCGTACTGCTCTCCCACGACTATAAAAGGATACGGCGTCTTTTCAGATGGCAAATAATCATAAACACCACCAGGGTAGAGTTTCAAAAGCGCCAGATAAACCGCATCGTAGATTTGCTGTTGAGGGCTCTTAATCATTTAACTAACGCCTCCAAGTCTTTTATGAATAAGGACTTCTGTTCTAGAAAAGCGGGGACCAGATACGGCTGTGCATACATAAACCTTGTTCCGTACTCTACGTATGCGCCATATGAAGCCATAGACTCCACACGTCCGGTCAGTCCCGCATTCTCAATTTGCAGCATTATGCTTCTTTTCAAGTTTCCAGAATCCACAGCTGCCCCGTATTGTGCTTTTTTCTGTAACTCAGCTGTATTAACGCGAACCACTTTTTTAACTGGCCCTAAGTCTTTCATTTTGCTAAACTTTTTTTTGAGTTTCGCCGCATCTACTGATTTACGCCCCATTAGTTTTCGCCAACAATAAAGCTAGATTTATGCCTCGATTGAGAAGACTTTTTCTCTGTATACTCACGCTCTGAGATAACTGCGTAAGACCAAGATTCCAGGTAAGGATTGCGCAAGCGAATTACTTTATGAAAGTTTCTCACTTCCCCGAAAAAAAGACGAGATTTCTCTGCCCCTAAGTCCGTGACATTTGCCATCTGTGAAGTAACTTTTTTACTTCCCTGAACCCATTTGCCAAGCTCTGGACTATAACCGCCTTCAACCTCTTTCACGAAAAGAACTTCTGTATCGTACCTCATAAAAAGTTCACCTTCCCTTTTTTCACTAAACTGTTCCCACTCATTTCTAAATGATAGTTTATCTCGATTACATACTCTTTAAAATCAGAGTCTGGGAAAGAGAAAGATAACCCTTCTTGGGAATAGCTAGACATCCCTTCGTTCCCAATGCGATTGTATCTCTTTAAAGTGACATCGGTAACTATATAATCTAGTTGCGGCGGGATAGTTTCCTCCCTCAGCATTGCTTTTAAACGTTTTTCTGTGAGCTCTTTTATTACACTGATTTGCTCCTCTTGATTACCGTTTATCAATTTTAAAACTTGTTCCGTTGTGGTCATATAAAGCTCACTCCGATACTAGTTTATCCTCTGCTTTTTGGGCAGCTTCTTTTCCGCGCACTTTGCTCCCATCAGATAACAGATAGTATCCTCCTGGCAAAGCCTCTGGGAAAAATTCTTCGTTCACTTCGTCTTCTACGACTAGATTTTCAATCATCGGCTCACCACGTTTATTATCGGACCCAGAGAGTTCCGCGAGGCGCTCTTCTGTGACTTCTTCTCCTTCGCGCGGGAATTTATCCCCCTCGCGGTAAATGTGATTAGACGAGAGGTCTGTAAAATCTTTTAATACTGTGTATCCCATTTTCCAACTCTCCTTTAGGCTCCAGCAGGAGCTTCTAATTTAGCAAAAGCTTCATCTTTAATAATCATTAGACCTACATCCATCGTCACTCGCATTGCAAGTAACTCTTGCTCGAATAGGTTAACAGGCGAACCATCGGGGTTCTCAATCGTAGACAACTGAGCTTCTTCGGAAATAGCGTATTTGATATTGAATGGGATTCCGTAGCGCATGTGGTCAAAGTCCCCCGTAAATAAAGTGCCTTTCTTCATTTCAGCGCTTTTCAAGTTCACCGCGGGAAGTCCATCGATAGTGTTATTAGTCTTATCAAATAAGGAAAGGGCAACTCCATTTTCGGTTTTAATAGCACCTCTAAGAGCAGAGCGATTTTGAGTTTTAGAGATAAACGCGTTTGGTTCGATATCTTCCTCAAGTACTAAATCTCCTACCTCTAATATGCTGTCATAGTTAATCGCATCTTTGACAATTTTATTCGTGGTAGTAACAGAGCTCTGAATAGATTGCGTGAATGGATTATCTACCCCCAAGATAGCCGCTTCATCGAATTTTTTATAAAGGGCTTCTGCGATTTTGGATTGCATCTCAGTAAAGAAGTCGGACATTTTATAATTTAGATATTCACGCGATACTACTACTATAGTACCTAGTTTTTTAGCTTGCATTTTAACTTGTAGCATGCTCGCCTTAGTCGTTTTAATCTTTTCACCTTCGCCTACCCAGTATGCTCCTGGACCTTTTGCAAAGTATTCGAAAGTTTTCTCTTTCCCTTTCATTTCCTCGTATTTAGCAAGTTGCATGACTCTTGAGTTTTGCATAACTTCTTCTAAAACTAATTTATTGTACTCTGACGGGATTTCTCCTGCTGTTTTTTCATAAAGCATTACGTTCTCTGGATTAAATTTTGGCATATCTTTTTCCTCCTATTATTTGATGATTCTTGCCGCGTTAGCCATAGCAGCCTTAGAAACAGGATTGCCGTTTTTATCTTTAAATGGCGCTGTTTCCGAAGGAGTAGACTGGCGTGCACTTTCTTTTAATTTTTCAGCAATCTGGGAATCCCACTCTTTCTTAATCCCAGTAATCGCATTTTTGATTTTTTCGTTATCACCAATACCGATTAACGATTCTGCAAAACTGATAGGAAGCCCCTCTTTTTGAAGGTCTTCTTTTACTTCTACGAGCAGACGTTTACTATTGAAAGCTGCTTCTTGTGCTGCAAGCTCGTCCTGTTTTTTCTTGAAGTCGGCTTCTTGCTTTTGGGACTCTGTAAGTTTTGCGTACTCCGCAGCATCATTTTTAGCTTTCTCAATAGCGCTACTTTGTTCTTGCTCCCATTTAGATTTTGCCTTGCTAAGCGCTTTATCTACCGCTTTACTTACTTGGGAATCTACTTGGGATTGGGTAAAACTCTCTTCTGTATTACTTTCTTCTTCGACTTTTTCAGTTTCTTGTAAGACTTCTTCTTCTGGCATTTCTAATCTCTCCTTATCCCGCTCAGTTTCTACCGCCATTAATCTTAGACATAATAAAAAGCACCCCGTTACAGTGCTATTAATGCCCCGTCCAGTGTGCTTCTTTTTAGGTCCTTCAAACTTTTAGGTAGAACCCACTCAGTATAGTATTTTAGCCTTTTAACGCCTTGCTCAGGGCAAACAAAAAGACCCTTAATCGATTGTTAAGAGTCTTCTTCGTCCTTATCGGTTTCTTCCTGACGCTCTTCTTGATTCTCGTCAAGTAAAAGTAAATCGCCTTCCTCCCACTCAAACTTGGAAGGTTTTTCTCGCTTATCTTTCATCCTGCCTCACCACCTGAACCTTTATAGTTTTTATACCCGTTTTCTGGTCTGTCGATTCGCCAACATACTCAAAAACGGTACCTTTGTCTAATAGGAATTCTTTTTCATTACTAAACATTGAAAACTCTCTTACGTAAGCCCCTCGCGTCCCTTTAGGTAGTAATATTTCAACTAGATGGTAGGGTTCCCTAGAGCCTATACCTTGGGCTGGTTTTATCACATGGCTGCTAATGAAAGTGCTGTCCATAAAAGGAGTGGTGCTCATATAGCCTCCGTCTTTGAAAAGGGTTTTACCGTTTGCCGTATCAAGCCCTTTGATAAAATTATCATCTTTTACGGCTCTGTACACTATCATATTATCCGGAGTTGTTGATTTTTGCAAGGCAGAACTAAGGCTCTTTTCGAGTTCCTCATATTTGCTTTGCACGTGCCGAGTTTCGAATTGCCCCTCAGATTGTAGCTTAGTTTTAGTACGAAGGTATCTATTAAGACCGTAGTATTCATCAACCGTGTACTTCTCAATAGCTTCAATCTCATTAGGTAAAAGAGTTTCTTTCCAGTCCTTGTGCCCCAGAGCCCTCTCAAAAGCTTCATCGCTCTCATAGATTTTGAGATTTTTGAGCTCTTCGGGAGGCTTCCATCCAGTTGAAACATTGGCTTGCTCTTCTTGATTTTGAATTTTCCCAGCCTCTAATGAATCCCTGGACTCACTAGCAGCGCAAGAACATTTACACCAAGCGTGCATCGGGGCGGCATTGGTCCCTGGCATCATCTCTGAAACTGGGAATACCTTTCCGTCGAGTTCAGAACATCTTTTACAGGCACTAGGTTCAGCTATAAAAGTGTATTCTCCAAAACCAGCTTGTAGAAAGCTGTCTCTTTGCACTTCTGTTTGTATTCTAGCTGTCTCGGTAACTAGTAATCTCTCCGCAATGTGTTGAGCCGTTTCTTTAGGCTTTTTTGGGTCAGTAATCACTAGGGACCTGATGTCTTTTATTGTATCCCTAGGATGCTTTCCCTGCATTATAGAGCGTCTCAGTGCTGTGTCTATCCGATTAATTAATTCTGACTGATTGGACCAAATGCGTTCGCTAAAAGTTGCATTCAAAAACGAACCATTAACAAGTTGATTAACGGTTTTAGCATTGTGAAAAATGCTTTCTCCTAAGATTCCAGCTTGCCTAGCGTACTCAGAAGTAGCCTTCTTAGTAAGTGACTTAGTAACCTCTTTCGTTACTGCATCAGATGCCCCCGTCAGCTTGAGGGCTATATTCGCTTTTAAGAGTTCCAGCCTGTTTACTTTCATTGTTAAGTTATAGAGCCTCAGCTCTTCATTAGCAGCGGGGCTAAAATCCCTATCGGCCACATATTTTTTTGCTTTACTTGCAAAAGCCTCCACATCTAACTTACTCGCTCGTTTTTTAGCTTCTGTTAAAGATATTTTTTCCTTACCTGCGTAATTCGCATAAAAACGATTTATATCATTTTCTACGTCTTCCATTGCGCTCGAATAAATCTTATTGATTCTCTCCGTTGCTTGTTTTTCATCCATAACAGATGCTTTTAAGTGCTTATGCTCCCTTTGCTGCCAATACGTTTTAGAGCTTGTCATTGCCGCTTACGCTCTCTGGGGTATCTATAACAAAAGAGTCCCCCGCACCGCCTAAAATAGCCTCTGCTTTTGTTTCATCGAAAGGATATGAAAAAGTAAGGAGAGCCATCGCAGAAGAGTAAGGGAGTTCTCCTCTTGCAACGTTCATTACAATTTTAAGAATAGAATCTATTTGGGCTCCATTCAAAGAAACTTCATTTATTGTCTTAGCTCCTTCTGGGGTCAGTAGTGCATTCGCCTCATTTTCAAAATCGTAACCGCCTTTTGCATCTCCAGAAGGTTGATTTTCTTTTTTGATGCGGTCTTTTTCATTCGAATAGCTATCAACAAACGAAGCTAGACTCAGAAGTGTTTCTTGGGAGAATTCTGCACCTGCGTCTATTAACATCGCTAGCTCTTCCTGTACAGCTTTAGGGAGATTAGGGGTAAAGATGACGGAAAAGCCGCTCAATCGCTGGTACGCCTTGCCCGTCGCGCTGTGCTCGATATTCATCAATAGGGAGTATCTTCGTTCTAAGCTTTTAGTGAATAATCGTTGTTTAACAGACATCCCTTGCATAAAACCAAAAAGTTTGTATTCCATCGCTTTTCCTGATTGATTTCCTGCAAAGTTAACATCCGTTAAATTGGGTACGTTGACAATCTCGTGCATATCATTCGCAATCCTTGATTTATATGCCTCTGCGCCTGCAACATCATACTGTTTATACATGTATCTTGCATCAATAGAGGTTTTCGCCCCCGATATGTCTTGGCCTGATTCAAGAAGCAACGTATTCGCTTCTTTATCGATTGTCATAGAGCTTGAGTCAAAGTCACCACTGATGACTAGGAGGGCGTCGTTTAAGTCGGTCATATAGTTTGCTGTGTCAGATTGTGCGTTATCGTATAAATCGATGAGAGTTAGGCAATCCTCATAAAAGCCCATTCGAAAACGATTACTACTATACTCGTTTACTGGCACTTCTTTGTATTTATGGCTCTCCCTTTTATTCTCTTTCAGTTTCAACGTACTGAAAGATACATCCGAAAAATAAACAATTTGGGTATCCGTATAGGCAATTACAAGTACCTTATCGTTTATGCCCGGCGCTGCATCAACACAACGGACAGCTAGAATTTCTTTCCTTTCTACTGTCGTATCATAAACAACAAAAGTCTCAAATACGTTGCTCAATGAAATTTTATTCTCATCATCCGCATTTCTATATTGGAGCTCGTAAGCTCTGCCATATTTTGAAATATCTAACGCTATCTCACTGTTTAGAGCATCAATGTCATTGCGTCGGTTAAAATCATCTATCAACTCTTTTTCTTTCTTTGCCTCTTCGCCAACTTCAATCTTTAACGGGTTTCCGGTTAGATATCCGGTATCAAATTGTGAAAAAAGTTTAGCAAAGTTATGCGCTGCACGATAATCCGCTTTGTCGTCATCTTTTCGGCGCCTACCATTCATAATCCCCGTGTTTCTCGCTTTGTAATAGTCGTCTAATACTGATAGGCGGGGAACTTGATTCGCGCGATGGTGTCGGACCATGTCTGCTAAATCTTCCGGATGTTCCAACAAATCCTCTGCACTGGAATATCTGTAGTGGATATTAGATGCAACCGAAAAAGGAAAAGGGCCTCTCTTTACTTTGCTGTTGAAGCTCTCCCCGTGTTCAAATTCATTTACTTTATCCAAGGTTTATCACCTACAATCCTAATTTTTTAACTTTATTCATTGCATCCGAGGTGGAACTAGTATTCTTGATTTTGTTACCTAGTACTTCTGCTACTCCAGTCAGTGCATCTTCTGCGTCATCATGTTTATTCTTACCTTCTTTTTGATAGCTCTTAAGTGACAGATAGAGCTCTGGCCATCTATTCTGCCAGCCTCGCGGGAAATAAATACTATCCATGACAAACGTGGAATTGGATATGATTCTCGCTTTCTTGTTCTTTGATTGATGGAACCACTTAATTACTGTGCTAAAGTGGTTGAGCTTCTCTATTAGAATCCGTTTAACGTTCCTTGCAAATCCGCGCCCTCCTCCATTCGATTCGATGTAAGCGACATTTACGTCATTTCTCACTATCATGTTAGCGAACTCTGTTTCGGTCACGTCCATGCTCTCTTTTGTATAAAGCACATCAAGCATGTAGCCTTCTCGGTCGAAGGTCTCGCCTATCACGTATGCAGCAAGATAATCGTCTCCCTCATCCGCTGTGTCACCGTAAACAAAAATCCGCTTAAATAGCGGGATAGCATTAGCCTCGTACTCTTTAAAAGGCTTATTATATAATTGCCCTTCTAAGTCGATAGGGTTCTGATTGTAGTTCGCTTCTGCAATCTCTTTACCAAGCGTTGCGACTTTCCTGTTATATGATTTCCGAGATAGAATCGCGGGACATAACATCGAACCGTCATCTTGCACAGCTTTCATATTGACATGGCGTATTTTCGCGCCTTCTTTGGTAAAATGATTCAATATCTTACCGGCCAAGTCCTCCGTCGCCCACCGTGTCATAATAACGATGATTTTGCCGCCTTCTTCAAGTCTCGACATCATTGTATTGGAAAACCAGTCCCAAATCTTTTCCAGATGGGCAGCATTAGAGGCTTCTTCTGCATTCTTTATCATGTCATCTAATAGCATGATATCCGAACCGAAACCGGTCGCTGTTCCCCCTGGACTCGTTGCCAAATAATTATTATACTCACCTTCAAGGCTCCAAAGGTTCATTGCTGCGTCTCCATACTTGATAGCCACTCCTGGAAAGATATCAGAGTATACGAGTCTCTCCTCATCAGCTTTGACCTCTGATATCGTATTCCTCACACTTTTAGAGAAGACAGTCGATAAGGTCTCATTATAAGACCCCGTCATAACCTTTTTGGTCTTATCTTTTCCGAATACCCATTCTACGAAGTTCCCGGCAGTCCTACTCTTTCCGAACCGCGGCGGGAGGTTTATTACAAGTACCTCCTCTTCCTCATCTTCGTAGAATTCCTGCAACTCCCTGCACAATTCTTTTAAATGGGGCCTATCTGTTCGGTAGAAATTAGGTGATTTTGCGTGACAATATACAAAAAAGTCCTCTTTTGCAAGGACTTTCAGGGCTTCCCTTTTTAGTTTTTCCTCGTTCATTATGTTTCAAGTCCTGCTATTTTCCGCAATTCATCAGGACTTAGCTGTTCGAACGGGTTAGGAGAGTGCTCTATGTTTCCAGAGTGCTCAACGTTCTGCTTATCTCGCCAATTCTCAGGCTTACGATTCTTCAACCAAAAAATTTGCGCTACTGTTTCTGCTGGCTTTTGCTTACTAACCTGTACAACAATTACTTCTTCTTTCTCGCAAAGCCTATTTTCTTCGTCATAGTATTTATTTTTAATGCGCATTGGCACATCTTCTGTATAAGTGTAGCCCGTCGCGTTTTTAAGTAGGCAGCTCTCTACATGCCTGTCTACTACTTCCTTGCCTCTTTTTAAGGCGTCGTCTATGACTGGATATTTCTTTTTCCACTCATATAGTGTTTGCCTAGCAATACCTATCTTAGCCGCGACCTGGTCGTCTATCAGCCCATCACGTGCGTAGCCTTCTAATTTAATCAGACCCTCAGTAGTTATCCAGTCTGCATATTTCCCTTTTGCCATATACGCTCTTCTCCTTTCCCTAAATCTTCAATCACCTGGTACGCTACAATAGAAAATCTTTCCACTAGCTCCTCGTCGTGTTCCTGATATCCTGCCTCATACAATATCGCATGAGTTAATTCGTGTATCAGTACTTGCCTTTTTCTTGTCTCTGGTAAGCTTTCTAAAATTTCAATTGTTTGATTGTCGTAGTCACAGGCTCCTAAATAATTCTTATCACCGGCAATATCGACCGCTGTCACTTCTTTTATTTCGTACCAGATTCCCCCAACTTTAATCTTTTCCATTAGCTACCTCCGAAAAAAAGAGACCTCGCTATGGGGGTCCCTCGTTTTTATATACTTTCACTCTACACTAGTACTATATCACTTTATCGTTCTCTTTTGTTCTCCATTTTTTCCTCAGTTACGAAAACCAGGCACGGCATCAATGCCAAAGAATAGTATCGCCAGGTCCTCGCAAGCCCGATTAACCTGTTTGTAGACGGCGGATTTAGCTAAATTATACTTTCCTTCTGCTGCTGCAAAAGAGAGAGGCTCTTCGGTTAGGTATAAATCATAAACAAGATTCCACCTGCGGCTCTGTTCTCTTTGCTCACACAGTTTTTTAAACTGGTCTAGTCGAAAATCCACATATTGCATCAAGGCTACCGTCTTCGCGTTATACTCTGTGAGGCCATTATTTGGTGTTATGACACGGTCCTGCAAACCAAAGGATTCCCACAAATCTCTGAATGCGATGAATTCCTCTGTTATGTCGTTGCTGTAAGCTTTCAATTGCTTATAATTTTTCAATAGCATTTTTACATCTTTAAATTTCCGCTGTGAGTCCGCTTTTTCGTCTTTTTTTTGGGTATTTCTATATTCTTTAATTGCCGTTTCCACAGCTGTCCTAGTTATAAAGTCTAATTGTTTTTTGGACACAGTGAACCCTTTATCTGACACTACTTATCTTCCTTTCCTAAACCGTATTTAACTAGAATATACGATACTAGAAGTACCGTTATCATAACAATTACTACCTGAGACCATTTTGGTAAGTAGGCAAGTAGCCAAGCCGCTCCGTACCCAGCCATTACTAAGATTATTAATACCATGACAAGTAGTACTACAGTGCCCCAGAATACAACTCTATTCATTTTTGACCTCCTTAATTTTTGCTTTAACTGCTTCTAACAAGGCATTTTGTCCATTTTCTTTTCCTTGCAAGACTTTAATTACTCTTTCATCAAGTGTATTTTTTGCAACAAGATGGTGCACAATAACTGCACTCTCTTGTCCTTGTCTTGCGAGTCTTGCGTTTGCTTGCTGATAATATTCTAAACTCCACGTAAGCGAGAACCAAACAGCAATATGCCCTCCTTTTTGCAGATTCAAGCCGTGACCGGCAGACTTAGGATGCACAGCGAGTAGCGGTATCTTACGACTGTTCCACTCGTCTATTGTCTCGTCTGACTCTAAGGTTCTAAGGTCCTTGAACCTCGCCTTTAAGCGCTCTAAGTCATGCTTGAAGTAATAAAAAATAAGGATAGGCTCTCCTTGTGATTCTTCGATGATGTCCTCTAAGGCTTCTAGTTTTCTATCGTGGATATGTTGCACATTCTTGTCTTCGTCATAAATGGCCCCGCCTGCAAGCTGTAAAAGCTTGTTGGATAACACTGCTGCGTTTACAGCTACTATTTCCCCCTCCGGGAGAGTCAACACCAGCTCTTTTTCAAGAACTTTGTACTTATTCGTCTCTTCTGCACTCATGGATACCTCGATAATGTTATCCGTCCGGGGTGGTAGTCGAAGGAAGTCCTTAGCTTTCATACTTATGCACAAATCACTTATTTTCTCAAATATGCTATTCTCTGCCCCAGGTCTCAGAGTCCAGCTATAAACCGTGTAACCGTTATGCTGTCCTGCGGTAAAATATTTATTTCTATATTTTGTTACATGCTTCTCTAACCTTTCCCCTCTATCCAATAAATACATTTGAGGCCAGAGGTCTATCAAACTGTTAGGCGCTGGAGTTCCTGTTAAACCTACCACTCTTTGTATCAATGGCCTCACTTGCCTCAAAGCTTTAAATCGTTTCGCTTGGGGGTTCTTGAATGCAGAAAGCTCATCAATCACTACCATTTTAAATGGCCACTTCCGGCCAAAGTGTTCTACTAGCCAAACAACCTGTTCTACATTTATCAGGTAGATGTCCGCTTTTACGTTTAACGCTTCTAATCTTTTTTTCTCTGGACCTATTACCTTGGAAACCGTTAGATGCGAAAGTTGACTCCATTTTTTCACCTCATCACTCCACGTTTTTTGTGCGACTTTTAAAGGTGCTATCACAAGTACGCTGTCTATTTCTAAATAATCATACTTTAACTCATTAATTGCCATCAGCGTTGTTAAGGTCTTACCGAGACCCATATCAAGCAGTAGGCCCGCAGCAGGGTGGTCAATTATCCAGTTTTTACTGTAATTCTGGTATTCATGTAAAACAGCTCTCATCTGCTAAACACATCCCTGATAAACACATCTACGCCCTCTTTACTGTCTATTACAAATACTAACTTGTTCAAATCTGTTAGTTTTTTAATCCAAAATTTCTGCAAAGGGCTAGGCTCTTCTCCTGGTTTTTTTAGCTCGATGAAAAAATCAGCTTTTTGGTTCATGACAATTCTGTCAGGTACCCCCGAATTTCCAGGAGACACCCATTTCAAACACACCCCTTTTCGTTTTTTCACTTCGCGGATTAAATAATTTTCGATGTCGTTTTCCTTAATCATAATTGCCACCTCTTTTTTCCGTGTGTCCGGAATGGCCACAGTTTCTCAAACTTATATATACGTATTTAGGGGTATATATACCCCCTATATCCAATTTAAAGATATACCCTTTTTTATGGACACAACGGACACAAGGGAAGTTCAAACTTAGAGGCGCCTAATGTGAAGATGTGTCCGACCCTTTTCGATTGCGGACACAACCCGGACACAACGGACACAAACGCACGTTCTGGCTTGTGTCCGGCCGGACACACGAGATACCTCCTAAATTTCTTCTTTTCTTGTGTAAGCTCTTTGATGACCGTATGCTTTTCCAAAACTTAATTTCCCCGCTCCTGTTGTATGTTTTTCCCACTCAGATATATTGCAAAGTATGGAATGAATTTCTTTATTTTTAATAGGTGCTAAATTTTTCGGGTCTCCGTCAAGTAGTTCACACCATACTTCCATTGAACTAATCTTCTGTCTAAGTTCAGTACCTACCTCGGCCAATTCGCCCCCCGCATCCTTGATAAATTTCTTCCTTTCATACAAATCGCGGGAATACCAGTCAGCGGGAATTTTGATATTAAGATACTCTTGCACCATCCCTTGTAGGGGGTCATCTTCTGTGTGTAGTATTTGCTGCTCTGTTGCAAGTTTGTCTTCCTCATCGCTAAGAAAAAGGCTTTCTCCGTCGGTCCAATACTTTTTAGCCTCCGCCCATAACTGCGCGCGGGTTTCTTCTGACATCTCCCACACTTTATATTTACGTTCCCGTAACCCTACTTTTACCGGCCAAAAACGCCTATTACCAGTCTTGTCTCGTAAAAATTCAGGGTCATTACTGGTTCCCCAAAAAATACACTGTCTCGGAAAAAAGCTTTTGTGTTTACCGTACGCCACTCGAAAAGCGTCTTCTCGTTTACTGATAAAATGCTTGATAGCTTCGATATCCGCTTTTTTTGTAGCCGACATCTCTGCTAACTCCATAATCCACGTTCCTTGTAGAGCCTCGTACGCCTCTTTCCCTGTTACAGTATTTAAGGTGTCACTAAACCAAGCCCCTGCTAATTTGTCAGGTAGGAAACTTTTCGCTAACCCTTGCCGTCCTGTTGTGACAATCGCATAATCAAACTTAATCCCTGGTCGATATATCCTCGCCACGGCCCCCATCATGATTTTTCTTGTAACAACTCGGGTGTAACGCGAATCGAGGGCACCTAGATAATCCACAAGCATAGTGTCTAAGCGCTCTACACCATCCCAAGTAACGCTATCTAGATAATCTCTTACAGGATGAAAAGCATGCTTCTCAATCTCTTGGATGAAAGCATCATCTACCTTTCCCCTGCTTGAAATCCCGTAGACTTTTTCGATATAGATTCGAAGGCCGGCATCGTCTGAGTCTTTCCAAAAAGGCGCCTCTCCTATTTTTCGCCAAGGTAAGTTTTTTTTCAAAGCGACTCGGTTACTGAATTGGTCAATTGCACAAGCTTTTGCTAAGTTTACATCATTTGTAAATATCAACTCTAAATTTTTGGCAGAGGCTTCTATTTCGCCCATTTGGTCTAACTCTAAATTTTCTACCCAATCAGCATTATTTTCGTCGACTATCATGTCAAAGTCTTTTTCTGCCTCGCGCATTCGCTCTGTAGCGACGTGGCCGACCACTTTACTATCTTCTAAAGCGAGCTCTCTCATGGCTTTAAACGAAGGTAGTTTATTAGAGGAGAGTCCTTCTTTTGCGTCAATATCTTGGTCACCAAAGAGATGGATACGCACTAAGTCAAAAGCATTACTTAGGCTTTCGCCAACGGGGTCCGTGCCATGGTGACTGTAAGCGAAAACATCATCGTACAAAACTAACCCGCCGCTTGTGCTCCCCTCCAAGTAGGTATACCTGTCTGGGTTATCCGTTGGTGCATAAACATCGGGTAGAAAAGTTTCAATAGCGTGGTGGATATCATACACATTACAGAAAGCCCCAATCACGCCCGGTTTATCTAGCGGATTCCCTTGTTTCTTTGCTTGTTTATCGCGTATACCCCGACTTCTGGAGGACTCTGGCCAGTAGCTTGAATCGGTCCAATCTGGATACTCAGCAAGTATTAGGTCCGGGTCTAAAAAAGTGCCATCCTGATATTTAAAAATATACTCTCCGTCAGAGGGACAGGATGGCCAGAACATAAGCCTTTCTGGTTGGTAAGTGGTATCGTCGAAGTTATCCATGCCGAATTTATCCGCTATCTTACGAGCCAGTGGTTGATACTCTTCTGCGCTGGCTGGTCTAGCCAGCGGGATTATTAGACGTAATCGGGGATTGTCAGGCGTATGCGAGTGCGTGCTATAAACCGCAGCCGCAAAGTCGTAGATAATTTCTAGATTACTCCAGATGTCCGATGTTACGCTATCGGCGTCCAGAGTCACTAGCGACCTGCTTTGGGAGGCATCCGCTCGGCGTCTTCCTTGTTTCAAGAAGCCACCAACAAACCCACCAACATCTTTTATATCGTCCCGCTTCGCACGTGATAGCTTGTGATACTCTTGCACCGTCTCTTGCGTCCTCGTCGGTCGCGCCAGACGGTTGAGTAAATCTTGCCAAGGCATCGTTGTATTTTTCCATTTTTTCGTAAGCTTATTCACACCTGTGGCGATATTAATTTCTTGATTAATTTTTACTTTTATTTCCGGCGCTTCCATATTTTCGCTTCCTTTATTCCTTTTTTAGTACTTCTACTCGACAATCGTACCCGTCAAAAACATTCACCATTTGGTCGATTGACTTTTGCGTGTTACCTATAACTATATTTTCAAAACCAACTTTGAACCCTTTTGTAAAAAGTTTTCCTAACTCTTCTATTGCTGTTCTATCAAGGTCCATTTCCGTATAACATTCCTCTCCGTTCTCCAAGTATTCTCCTTCTTCAAAAACATAGCTTGCAAAATTTTTATCATCTTCATCGCAAGTTCCGAGAAAGCCATCTACATCGTAATATCCGGATTTAGCCCAAACTGCATAATTGGTTGGAAAAAGTTCTACACATCTCTCGTGAAACCATCCATGGGGATGTACGTTAATTATGTCATCATATTCACTAAAAGCTTCTTCACATACGCCACATCTTACTAATTTAGTCATTCCGCCACCTCTTTCAATCTTTTAAGTATTTTAAGTATTAACACTCTTACAGAACGTTTTAAACGCCTTTGTAGAAATGAATAGGTTTGGTGTTGTCGGTACTTCATTCTGTCACCTCTCCAAATCGAATTCTTAAAAATTGAATTAGGGCTTCATATTCTTTAGCATTCTTACTACCTCCATGTCTTCTTTGAACAGCTTTTTCGAACTCGGATAAGGTGCCCTCAAAACATCCTCTTGTTATTCTAAGCTCCCTATTTTTACCTCGATAAGCTGTCAAAGTGCCAAGTTCTGAACCTACGCGGGTAAGCCAACAAATATGGGAATCTTTGGATATCAGTGCTTCACTTTTAACTACTGCTCCTCCAGAGACCACTGCGTCTCCGTGAACACAAGCATCCCCTCTAACGACAGCGTTGCCAGCAACACAAGCTGTATCCCAAACGTATGCACTGTCTTTGACCCTTGCATCCCCGCAAACACGAGCGTCCATGTAAACCATAGCGCTTTCAGATACGATAGCCCAGCCGCCTATACGCGCACGCCCTAAGACTGTTGCTACATCTGTCACGCTCGCATTATCTGTTACTACCGAATGGCCCGAAATTGTCGCACTTCCGCTAACGCGAGCACTTTTCTCGATACGGGCGTTTCCGCGAATTAGAGCTCTACCGTGTACTTTTGAGTCGCCTAGAACTTGTGCGCCATCTAGTACTTGTGCGCTTTCAAAAACGACAGCATCATCACCAACCCAGGCAAAGCCTTCATGAGATAAATTCGACTCCTCGGCAATCCAACCCCCAAATTGTCCTTTTTTTACTTGGCCAAAATCCCTAACAGCCTTTACTCTGTGTAACGTGTGGCCCCATAACCTTTTCGTTTCACCTGTAAAAACGTATTTTCTACTCAATCTGCCATCTCCTCAATATTAGTTGTTAACCGCACATAGAACCGTCCCTTTTCTAATTTGCGCAAACTCATTGTCGTATTATCGCAGGGTACAATACTCCGGCCCTGCTTGATGTAAAGCTCGGATATAGCACCCCGCAATATTGTCTTTGCAGCAGCTTCATTTGTAATTTGTATATAAGACTCCATGTTAATGCTCCTTTTTCACTAAACCAAGTTTAGCCTTATCCACTTCAATAATAGCTACTGCTTTCGTAACTTCTGGTTTTAAGTCGCTTAAATCAAAGCCTAACTTCTCTAACTCCGCAATACATTTTTGAGTCTGAGGTATACTCTTCATCAGTTCTCGAACTTTTGCATACTCCTTGTATATCTCGGATTTTTCAGCACGACAGGCATGGATTACCTCCCTAATTTCAGGAAAGTCAGGCCAATATACACATTCGATAAGATACTCTTTAAATTTTTCAATAGTCTTACAGGTAGGTGCCTGTCTTAGGCTCCAAAAAAGCCCTTGGCTTAAACTGCCCCCAATGCCGCCATCTCTCGCAATTATTTTTTTCATGGTCATATGAGCCTCGTGCAAATCTCTTAGCCCTCCCATATCTTCGATTTTTTGGAGTTTAAAAGCTTCGGTTTTCTCATCGTATTTCCGAGATACACCCTTGATAGCGATATCTTCATATTTTCTAATTGCATCACGTACCTGTGATTTTTTAATAATTGCCATTCAAAATCCCTCCTAATCTTTTTTGTAATAGTTTGTTTGATACCCATCCGCATCCAGAGGCAGCCCGGGTGCCCAGCTTATAGGTTCAGCCATTATTTTATTAATAACTTCTATATCAGCTGTAGCTTTTTCAGTTTCAATTACGACCTCATCGTGTACATGAAAAACTATTTTATGACCTTCATCATCCAGCCTCTTCATTTTTTCAGCAAGCAGGTCGCGGGCTATAGCTTGTGTGATATTCTCGACCAGTTTCCCGCCATATGTTGCAGTCTTAACAAAAGCCGCTTTATTTTCATCTTTGCCATAATAGACTAGAGATTTTTTATTAAAGCGGCCCCCTTCCTCGATGGATGGCCTTGCATAAGCTAAACTTCGACCTGAGGGTAATCGGACAAATAAGAAACCGGGTTGGTAATTGAACTGTATGCCATGCTTGAAATTAACGGAAGTTTTCTTCTCAACCGCTTCAATCGCTGCCCTTTCCACCCCATACCAAAATGCTACAATGCCAGGATTGGCCTCTCGCCAAGCATCTACAAAACGCTTATAATTAGCATCAATCATAGCCTCTATAGCTGCCTCTTCGGTAATATCATTTATATAGTTTTCCTGGAATTTCTTTACAGCTTCCGGAGATAAATCAGGTCTTACTTTCCCCGCTTTATCCATTTGTTTCATAGCTCCTACTGACCCCTGATAGCCTGCCGCCAGTTCCGTTACTTTCCCGGAAGCACGAAGGTCAGAGCCTTTAGTTACGTCTTCAAGCGGTACATTGAACATCTTAGATGCAGAAGCTTCATAAATCTTTCCATGCGTCTCGAAAACATCTAAACGCCATCTTTCGTCGGCTAACCACGATAGAACTCTTGCCTCAATTGCAGAGAAATCACTTACTAGTAAAGTGTTTCCGGGTTCTGCAATAATAGCAGTCCGGATAAGCTGTTTTAATGTATCTTCCAAGCTGTCATAAATCATCTCGATTGCCTCTACATCTTTCGCTTTGACGAGACTTCTAGCAATGTCCAGGTCGGCTAAATGGTTTTGCGGGAGGTTCTGCGTTTGAATAAGACGCCCTGCCCATCTGCCGGTCCTGCTAGCTCCGTAAAACTGAGCGACTCCTTTAATTCTTCCATCTGGGCAAACCGCTTTTTGCATCGTGTAGTATTTTTTAGTACTTGAGTTACTCAGTCGTGAGCGGATAAATAGCATTTTTTTAACGTTTTCGGGGGTTTCTGCATCTTTCATTAACTCCGAAACGGCGTCCTTATCTAATTTGGATGTAATTACTCCGTTTAGAGCCATCCAATCGAGAATTTGGGCCCGCGAGTTAGGATTAGCTACGCCTGTTAGTCTTTTTAGTTCCTCTTTTGTGTCTTCTGTAGCTTTGTCCATCAGGGACGTCGCAACCTCGATAAGCTCCCCATCCATGAATACACCGCGGTCATTAATCCGTTGGTCTAATGAATAGAGGTCCCATTCCTTCATTTCAAAGTGCAAAAGGGAATTATCGATGGTAGACTCCACCTCTACATCTTGAATGCAATAGTCGATAAATTTCGCCCATCTTTCGGGAGAATGTTCCGGTAAATTCCGCGTTCTATTGTCATTCGTTTTTGCAGGTTTGCAAGGCTTAGAAAAATAATTAATCAGCATTGTACCTGCTGAGTCCTTTTGCTGATTAATACCTAAGAACTTAGCACATTGGCCAAGGCTCGCAGGTAGCCCAAGGGTCATAGCTAGCACCATCGTGCATCGCCATTCTGACGGGTCTAATTGCACACCCAAGTATTTACTTAGACAAACGCGCTCAAATTGAGCATTCCACGCCTTTTTAATAACATTTTTATTAGTTAAAGCCTGGAGTACATCTTCCGGAATATCGAAAAGAGACAAATCTATACACTTCTTTTCTCCATTATCAATCGAATAAGCAAACAGTAGAATTTCAAAAGCCGGAGAAGACGCATATTTATAAACTCCCGCTTTTGCCAGCTCTACGTCACTATAAGTTTCAATATCAATATTTAACGTTTTAATTGAGGACACCCCCTATATAAGTATTCGTGCCCCGAGTCCCCCACTAAGAGAACCCTGTTACGCTTGTTAACAAGTATTAGAGCCTCGGCCTCGTCATACGCCGCGCGTTTATCTTGAAAGCTATTTCGGAATACATAAGGCTTGTTTGCAACGGAAAGATACAAGTCTATTTTTACGTAGTTCATTGCTATTACTCCTTTTAATGAAAGGGGCCAATAACGGCCCCTCCTTTTTAGATAAAATCGTTCGCTTCGTCGTCGTCGAGAGGTTCAAACTCTGCAAAATCAGAGTCGGCACTTGCACGACCACCCAAGTAATCTCCTTTTCCAAGGACCATAACATTATTTAAACCTGCGCTAATCCCTTTGTTTCCCGCAGTAGCATAGGCAAAGAAATTAATAGAAACGCGCGCATATACGCCACTGTATACATCGTCAGGACTAACAGTTTTTTGTTTCACTTTATCTAAGATACCTGGTGCTGTTTTACTCGACACATTCATAAAATAATGCTCGGCAAACTCAGGACGTTCTTCGGTATCCATTTCTGCATCGCCATCTCGAAGAGTCGTTTTAAGATTCGAAGGTTTTTTCCCACCCCATTTGGAGGCAACACCTTGTTCTAGCGCCGCTTTCTGAGCATCTTTAATTTTAGCTATTGTCTCTCTATCACTCTTCGGAATCAGAATCATAGTGCTGTATTTTTCTTCTTGGCCTTCATAAGCATGTGGCTCTAATAAGTGTACATAACTAAGTCGTACCTCTCCTGTTACTACTTTTGTACTTGCTGGTGTCATTGTCATTTTTACATTCTCCTCTTTATTTAAAGTCATCCAGTGCGGATGCTAGGGTATTTAATTCTGGACGTTTGTCCGATTCTGCCACAAGGGCGGGTTTGCCCGGGGGCTTGATGATAAGCTCTGATAAGGTGTTACTAAAAGCTTCTTTTCCAATCGTTTTTTCAAGTTTCGTTAATGCGAGTAATTCTCGAGTCTTGAATATTTCTTCGAATCCCTCCGCTTGTAAACGTTCGGCTGCTAATTCTTTATTACTAATAATTCGATTACTCCGACCTTCGACGAGCTTCATGCCTGGGAAATGCTCGTCGTGGTCTCTTGCTTGAGTTAAAGCATACTCACTAACGTGTTCTAGCCATTTCTTTATTTCGGGGGATTGCAATAAAATAGCTGCTATCTCTTCTTTCGACAGCTTATCTGGCGGCTCTGAAAACTCGTAGGCGGCTATTTCTAGGTTTTTCTCTGCACGAGCCCTACACACCGCTTTTGCAGGGCAGAAACGGCAAGCGTCCTCATCTGGCACGCACTCCCCTTCGCCACTCATTGCCAATTCAGCACGTTGCTTAACAAATCCGTTTCCCCACTTAAGTAAATCCTCTGCACTAATTTCGAATGTAGAAACATCCCCTAGCCTAATTTGTACAATAGTCATACGCACCGTATGAAAGTCGTACATCATGTCATACTCGTTGAGTGCTCCTAGACCATAAAGCATTGCCTGTGGGTTCTCTTCTGCTGAAACAGCAACGCCCGTACCATATTTAAGGTCTATAACTTCTAGTACTCCATCGGCAATAATAATTACATCCGAAGTCCCGAAGCTTTCGGGCACCCAACGAGAGAGGTCTACTCTGCGCTCTAAAGCAATAAACGCATCTTCGTAAGCATGCAGCTTCTCAAGAACTAAGCTCACGTACTCATCCGTGTAGTCATCCATTCCGGATGAGTAGTACTCATTCGTCTTCTTAAACTTTTTGTACTTGCTATTGAAAGCAACTTTATTAATTATTCCTGTCTCTTTTTGCAACTTAAGCTCAGATAATTCGTGCGCGGCAGTCCCTTCTTCGGCAAAAACGGAGGTCTTATTTTCAAAACCTTCACTCAGCCGAATAGAACCTGGGCAGGTTAACCAGCGCTTGGCACTCGAGGCCGATAGTTTAGCGTGCAAAATTGGGCTACTCATAGTGCCTCTAAAGCCTCCATGGCTTTTACATAGTCCGATTCATCTAATGAGGATATTTTCGCGGCGCCTAGTTCGTCTAAAGTTTTTCGTAGTTCTTCTCTTTTACCGGCGTTGACTAAGTTGTATACGGTTTTTTCGAGCTCAGCTCTAGTTACTTTTCTCTCTGTGCTTTCTGAAATTGCTTCCACCGCTTCTTGTTGCTGTTGTTGTTTAGGTTCCGCATCTTTTAATAAAGTATTTGCGTACTCAATTACCTTAGAGTAGTGAGCTTCCTCTAACCGGCCTACATTAGGCAAATTAAACTCTCGCACGATAAACTGTTTTAGTTTTTTATTATTTTTACCGTTAGGGAGCTGACCTATTACCTCTTGCAGCTCTTTGTACAAGTCGCTGAGCTCTTCCGTACTCTCTACTTGCTCAGCGGATTCAGCTTTTTCTGCATCTGCGGCTTTCGCTTTTTTGGTCGTAGTTTTTTTCGGCGCTGTCGCTTTCGGCTCTACTGTTTTTGGCGTTGTTTCTGAGAGACCGCCACTGCCAGCAAGTGCTGCGAAAACTTTTTGTGCTTGCAAAGCGTCCTCTGCGCTCGTAATTTTGATATTAATTTCCATAGATTATCACTCCCCTAAGCTTTCTAGTGTGTCAATTAATGTTTTAAGTTCTGGGTCCGACTTAGCGAGTTCTTTCCATCTCGCTTTTTCGCTTGTTTTTTGAACTTGTAGGTCAATCTTAAATCGAAGCTCTTCTATTTCTTCCTGCCTACGCTTTTCATTGTTTAGAGTATTTACATCTATTTTCTGAAAAGCGTAGGAACGTGGCTCACGTGTAGACGCTGTATTAAATTTCACTACCTCTGCTACCGCATAGCCGTTTGCTGTTTCGACCGCGACGAGGTCTCCTGCATTCAAATCTTTTAAAAATGTCCGATAGTCATATAGCTTTTCGGAACCTTGCTCCTGATTAAAGCTATTTACGAACTTTACTTTGATAATATTCATTTAGCTTTTACCTCTTTCGTTTGACTTTTTGGAATATCTAGCTCGGTAAATCCATCCCACACGGTTAGCATTAGTCCTCCAGGATGCACCCGTGTGACCATGCAACGTTGACCTTCTATGAGTTCACGCTCTACGCCACTGCGGTCTTGTATCTCTACTTCACTGCCTACCATAATTGACATGACTTTGCCCCCTTTACTATTTTGTGTTATCGTGGTATATTTCCTTTATAGAATGTTTTCTTTGCGCCTTGTTCTGTCCTATCAGAAAAGGTGCTTTTTTGTTTACTAAAACGTCCTGCCCAAAACCCTGTCCAAAATCCTAAACAAAATACTAGAACGCCAAAGCTGAAAAATGCTATTAACACCTGCCTCACCCTCTCCTTCCTTTTCTATATTTCTCTGTCTGCACTCTATAGCTTAAAATTTCTCCAAGCATCCAAGAGAGAGCTTCTTCGTCATTTGGTTTAATAGCAGATAACTCGTATCTCTTCTTTTCTACGTATTTGCTGTTTCTTAGCTCGAGTAAAGTAAGTTGCTCTTTAATTTTCATTAGTGTACTCATGTCTCATATCTCACCCCCTCCAATTCTTTTACTTTTTCCTCTGCATTGAAAAGTCTAATTTTCAATTGATTTAGGTCTGTCTTTGTATCATACTGACCTAGCCAATTCTCGAGAGCTTTTTTACTAAATCTCCAGATACTTCCTATTTTTTGCCCGGGAATTTGACCCGTCCCAGCGTGTCGATATAAAGCGCTCTCGCTAATACCGAGGAATTTGCAAGCCTCCTTAGGTTTAAGTACATCAGACATAACTTTGCCCCCTTTACTTAATTTCTAGAATTTGCTTAATTTTCGCGATATGCTCTTGTGCTTTCGGTCCAGATTTTTTATTGTTAATAATGTCAGATACGTAAACTGTCGAGAGCCCTAATTCTTTCGCTAACTTAGTCAGAGTTAGGTTATTCTCAAGAAGCTTTATCTTTACTTTTAATGCCAGTTCTTGACTCATTTCTATCCTCCTTCCACTTTTTTAGCTAAATTCGTTAGCTAACGTTGACAACAACTAATGTTTTTGTTAGTATATATACATAGTTAAATAAGCGCATAACCATGCCACAAAAACGTTGGGGAACGTTATTCAAGGTATTTATTTGTTGTCTTTTTTAGCTAAATTAATTAGCTTGTAAACATAGTATACTAACAAATATATTAGTTGTCAACGATTTTTACTAATATATTTGTTAGTCGAGGTTTACATTCCCATAGGAGTGTTGGTATGACTCTATTAGAACGTATAAAAGAATTGTGCAAAAAGCGTAGTATCAGTGTAAAAATGTTAGAAGAAAACTTAAATTTCCCTTCAAATACTATCTATCAATGGAAAAAAAGAACACCTGGAATAGACAAATTACAGAAAGTAGCTGATTATTTCGATGTATCGTTGGATTATCTACTAGGAAGAACTACAGTAATAAGTATTCCTCAAGAAAATCCGGTGCTTGATACGATTGCCTCGCACATCGACCCCGGAGCCTCTAAAAAGGAACTCGAGGAAATAATCGCTTATATAGAAGCAAAAAAGGAAGAGTATTCACGTGAGGTCCCTATTGATATTGTTGAAATAGCTTCTAAAGAGGATGAAGAGATAGCAAGATTTGCACAGGAAAACCCGGATTTCAAATACGAAGTATTCGGGACTGTTACAAAAGATGAAGCAGTGAAGTCAGTGAAGACTTTTATAGAAATCTATAAACAAAATAGGTTGTAGTGTCCTTAATTAGTATCCTTCTGTTGCTAAATGTTAACTTTATGTGAAAACGTTAATTTATTCACTTTTTCGGTGTATAATTAAATAGCAACGTTGCAAAAAAAATGACAACGGGGTAAATAGATATGACAGATGAATCGAAAAAGCAACATGATTGTATAATCTCTGAGCAGGAAATGTGCTTGGGATTAGTTAGAATCAAAAATAAAAGTATCATAGTTATAGACGTTACTAAAAGTCAAAACAAGAAAACAGATGACCTTGCGAGACTATTAAATAGAATATAACTATGTACCCCACAAGCGGCCGCAGTGGGTACATAAGCTAAAAAAGGAGAAATAAAATGACTAAAGATATCTGTGCTATTTGCGGGAAAAAGCTGGGACTATTTGGTAATTTCGAGCTAAGTGACGGGGCACACGTATGCACAAAATGTGCGCGTAGGAATGGGCATGGCATCGTAGTCAAACCAGACGAAATGCTTGCTACAACTTTAGAAGAATTTTTATCGCACAAACCTGCTTTAGAGAAAGAAAAACAAGAAAAAGTAAGACTGGATAAGAGCTTCACTGCTGACAAAACGTTAGAAAATCTAGTTTTCATAGATAGTAAAAATTTACTATTCAAAGTGAACAGTAAATTTAACATCGAGACTTACCATTTGAAGGATGTCACGGGTTATGAAATCGTTGAAAATAGCGAGATTAAGACCTCGGGAGGATTGGGTAGAGCCGCATTAGGTGGAATCTTATTTGGCGGCCCTGGAGCTGTTGTTGGAGCAGTAACAGGTCGAAAAAACAAAGAGGCGGTTAAGACCCTACAAATCCAAATTAAACTGAATAGCGAGGCGAATCCCGTCGCGTATATAGACTTGTTGAACTCAAAAACAAAAAAACAAACTCTCAGGTATGATGCAGCTGTGAAAAAAGCGGATTATATTCTTGCGAGTCTAGACATAATACTAAAAAAACTCGAGAAAGAGTAGAAAATCTAGCTTTCTATCGTAAAGGGGCGGCTAAATTATGGTTAAAAAAAATAGGCTCGTGGGGACGATTGAAAAGCGGAGTCCGTCTTCTTGGCGATTGAGGGTCACTGTCGACTATGACGAAGCAGGAAATCCTATCCGAAAGCAACGAACCACTCGAACGAAACGCGCGGAGGATAGAGAAAAGGAATTAATGGCGTTCATTAACGAGCTAGAGTCAGGTGATTATTTAGATATTAAATCAGTCCTGTTTCAGGATTTTGTTAAAGAGTACATGATTAATCATGTTGAAAAAAATTTACAAATTACGTCTCAAGAACTCTACACAAACATAATAAACGTGCACATTCTACCTTCCTTCGCTCGTAAAAAATTAGGTGATATATCCACAATGCAGGTCCTTCGTTTTTTTGATGACATGGAGAAGACTGGCAAGAGTGTCTATGTTCGTCGTAACACGCTGAGTACTCTCCGTTCCATATTCACACAAGCAGTGAAATGGAAAGTAATCAAACACAACCCTTGTGACGGTGTCAGCCCTCCTAGGAGGCCAAAAAAAATACAAAAAGTCTATAACGAGGCTGACGTATCGAAACTATTTAAAAAACTAAAAACGGAACGTATAGATTGGCAAGTGCTAGTGTCTATAGCGGTAATGACAGGCGCGCGAGAAGGTGAGATAGCTGGATTAGAGTGGAAACATATAGATTTAAATAAGCAAACTATTCTCTTCGAGCAAACAATTGTTGAAGAAAAAGGCGTCGGTGTGACGGTACGGTCTGGCTTAAAAGGAGGGAAAGACAAGCTAGTGTCTATACCTGATTCACTCGCAGCCCTTCTTGCTGAGTATAAAGAAGTTCGAGAAAATGAAAAATCCGCAGCTCAAGAGGAGTGGACTTGGTCGGAGCATTTTTTTCTTTTTACGAATGTAAATGGCAAGCCTATTCGAACAGATAGCATCTATCAAAGATGGATAAAATTCCTAGAGAAGAACGGGTTAGAGCGTATCAGGTTCCACGACATCCGTCACACATCCGCCTCTCTGTTAATCGCAAAAGGTGTACATGCTAAAGTAATCCAAGAGAGACTAGGGCACGCAGACATCGGTACAACTATGAACACCTATAGCCACGTGTTTAGAGAAGCGGACCAATCCGCTGCTGACCATTTTAACAAACTTATTTAGGGGCAGAAATGGGGCAGAAGAAGCTAACTATTGAGCAATTCCAAGCATTAACTGCCCCTGGAGCCGAAACAAAAATCGCCTTTTTTCAACGGATAAGCTTGTATTAACACCTAAAAAAAGTAATGCCACTCCAAATTGAGGGCCTAGTGGGGTAAAACCCGTGGAGGTTCAAGTCCTCTCGGCCGCATCAATTAAAAAATTCCAAGGTTAGAATCTAACCTTGGAATTTTTTTGTATCTTTAATATCTTCTATAAACAAATAACCCGCTAGCTACGACAATAAGCAGTTCTGTAAAAATCGTTGAGCTCTTTGAACTATCGCCCGTTTGCGGTAGAGCGGTAATTTTTGTCGTTTCTCCACTTACCTTCACCACTGTACTCCCCTTTGTTGGAGTTGGTTTTAGAGGTACCATTATTTTATTATCACTAAAAGTAATATTAATAGTTTTTTGAGAATTAAATGGTATCGTTACGCGAATTTCTTTGGCTGATTTTTCATAACCAGGTGGTGCTGTTACTTCCGTTATGACATAAGTTCCGGGTTGTAAGTTTTCAGCAAGTGCATAACCTTTACTATTTGTAGTTACTTTTTTTAATGTCGTTCCATCTATTGACTTTACGTCGAAAACGGCATTTGCTAGACCTTTTTTATTCGCTTCATCTTGTTTAAAAATAGTAATTGATCCTGTTTTCTCAGCGTTTTGAAAAGTGAGTTTGACAGGATTTGTATCGCCGTACGTGATAGTAAATTTCTTGGGTGTTGTGTTTTTCTGATATCCAAGGGGTGCTGTAACTTCGGTTGCTGTATAATTCCCTGGTGGCAGTCCTTCTGCAGTTCCTGTCCCATTTTGATTAGTTGTTATTTTTGCTACTTCTGATTGAGAATTATCTTTAATTGCGTAAACCGCTCCACTCAGTGCCTTATCTCCTGAAAGTTTTTGAATTTCCACTTTACCATTCGTCGTTATTCCCGCATCCATATCAAAATTCTCACTTTTTAAATTAGGTACATTTACTGAAGCAATACCTGTTTTATCTGGTTTAGAATTAAGGCTCTTGTCATTACCTTGATTTGCTTTTGAAAAAATAAAATCATTATTCGGTAGGCTAAATTTCACTTGATAGTCCCCTGGCAAAACATCTGTGAATAAATAAGAGCCGATATTATTTGTGGTCGCACTTTCTTTAAACGTACCATCTTTCGTTAGTAAATCCACCCTTACTCCAGGAGCAGGTTCTTCGCTATCTTGCTGAATACCATCCCCATTAAAATCATACCAAACAACATCGCCAATTTTTGCACCATTTACATTAATATATAACTGAACATCATCTAAAAAATTTCCGCTTGTAAGTGAACCATTTGCAGTTGAAATTGGGTTAAAAGTTAGTCTTGTGATAGTTTGTCCAGCTGGAACCGTATAATTCCCTTCAAAACTCCCCCACGTTTCCCCATTAGAAACTCTCGATACCTCCGTTTGACTTTCGGGTGAACCAATAAGCAAATCGGCTGTGTCTACACCAGTACGACCACGATGCGAAAACTTCCATGTTAAATTCGAACCTGGGATTGTCCGAATATCCTGATAAACTGGTCCAATACCATCTGAATTTAATTCAATAAAGTTATTTCCCGAAAAAGCAGGCACATTATATCCATTACCATTTTGCCATACTTCTATATTTCCAGTTGGATTAGTTGTGCCCCAGGCATCTACACCAGCTTGATTAACCATCCATACATTTGTTGTACCAGCATTTTGACCGTAATCTGTGATATCAACATCTTCAAAATCATTATTTTTAATAGCCCATTTTAACTGCCAGCCATTTGAAGATGTTGGAGAAGCTTGCACTTTTTCAGAAGTACTTCCAATAATAAGCAACACCATTAGAATGAAAAAACTACCTATTAATTTTCTTTGCATACCTTCCCCTCCCTTTTCCCTGGGCCTAACATCATTAAATACCCATAAAACAGCAAAAGAAAACAGCCAGTGTTGCAACCAGCTGCTTTTTTGTTTATGACAAAATATCGTATGCCATTTTATATTTTGTTGATTTGGCGAAGTGTTTACTTGCAT